CTCCCCCCGCTCCGGCGTTCTCTGTAAACCTGCCTGATACGGGTTATGGTTGATGGTCGCACAAACTATCCCGTCTCCGATAGGTGGATGGAACCGCCGGGACGCACTCGACATTATGCCGCCATCGGATGCGGTAACACTAGACAACTGGTTCCCCGGCACAGGAAAAGTAGTTTTACGCCGTGGATATACGACCCACGTTACAACGGGGATAGGTTCAAGCAACGTCGATACCCTGGCTGAATACAACGCGACAACAGTCAGAAAATTGCTCGCTGGTGCGAATGGTAATATTTACGACGTAAGTACCTCGACAGCCAGTTCACTGAAAAGCGGGTTATCCGAGAATCGTTGGGAGACATTGAACTTCAACGGCTCTATGGGCTGGGTGAACGGGACGGATACGCCTCTGGTCTATGACGGTTCTTCATTCGGCAATATGACCGTATCAGGAACGGGTCTGACGGTTACAAATTTGAAAGGGATTATGGGGCATCAGTCCCATACGTTTTTCTGGGAGAATAATTCCCAGGATTTCTGGTACTCTGCGGTCAATACTTTAGGCGGTTCCTTAACCAAGTTTCCGTTGTCGAGGGTGGGTGCTTTTGGCGGTAATCTGGTTTGCGCCGGTTCATGGAATGTCGCGGGTGGCTCGGAGGATTGGGTTGGCGGCGGGATAGGAAATGATCTCGCTGTTTTCGTGATGTCTTCAGGCGATACGATTGTCTATGAAGGCGATAATCCGGCAAGCAACTGGAATCTGGTCGGTGTTTTCCGACTTCCCGCTCCGCTGGATGTAAGGGCAATCACCAGGGTTGGAAGTGATTTAGTAGTAGCAACAAAAGGCGGGATCATTTCGATGGCTGCGGTGGCTTCAGCCGGACAGCTTGAGACAAAAGGTGTTGTCAGCGACAAGATCAACCCGGCTTTGATTGCCAAGAACGATTTAACTGACCCCGGTTGGCAGTTGATCTACCATCCGACATATTCACAGGGCCGGTTATTGTTGTTGAATCTCCCGAATAGTACGGTCGATTTCGATCAGTTTGCGATGAACGCCGATACGTTAAGCTGGACCCGGTTCATAGAGATGAACGCAAGATGCTGGGGTAGATATAACGACAATCTGTATTTTGGCACTACTGACGGCAAAATAATGAAGGCCGACGACGGGAGTACGGATAACACGGCAAACATTACGGGTAATGCCGAGACAGCGTATAATTATTTCGACGCTCGTGGTATTCTAAAACGATGTTCCGCTTTGCGGCCTGTTCTAGCGGGTTCAGGGTCTATTTCAGTATCTATCGCGCCGCAATTCGATTTCGCACAAAGGGGTATCCCCTCGACGGAGGTTACGCTGGTTCCATCAGGGCCAACGTGGGATGCGTTGCCATATTCGGCGTGGGAAGACTGGGACACAGACTGGGAGTTTGCATTGACGACTATTGTTGCTAAATGGATCGCGTCAACAGGTGTGGGATATGCGATTGGGGCGAGATTAAGGGTATCGACAGCGGACGATATTGAATGGCACACACTGACGTATCAATTAGAGCCGGGACAAGGGATTTTCTAAATGGCTTCACTTACAGGTAAGAAACCAAAAGATACATACAAAGACTTACTGCAAGTCTCCAATTCCAATTCAGGGATTGATTCGACATTGCGGTTTGTCTCGGATGGAGAAGGCACAAATTCTATCCTGAAGCTATCGACGACTGCGGTTGAAGTGGCTGGAGATATTACCGCGACAGGAACGGTGTTTGCGGAAGGAGACACAGCAGCAGGTGACGATGCCGCTATAGGATATACGTCTGCCGAAGGAATTATTATAACGGGCCAGGGCTCCACGAATGATGTCACGATTAAAAACGATGCGGACGCTGCCGTTATATCAATTCCGACAGGCACCACAAACGTAACTATCGCGGGTGATTTAACCATATCAGGCGATGATTTGGTTATGGGAACGAACACAAGCGGCGCGGCTTTAATCGCAGACGGAACGAACTTCAACCCTGTAGTTATTTCAGGTGATGCGACCATAGCTACGAATGGCGCACTGACAATCGCGAATGATGCGGTCACTCTGGCAAAGATGGCCGGGTTAGTCCGAGGTAAAATTATCTATGGTGACAGCAGCGGCAACCCTGCTGCGCTTACGGTAGGAAGTAGCGGAGAAGTCCTAAAGAGCGATGGCACGGATATATCCTGGGGTTCGTCTCCGGCAGCGGTAACGTCCTATACGAACTCCACTAATAACAGAGTAATCACGTCCGTTAATTCCACGACAATTAATGGAGAGGCGAACCTGACCTTCGATGGCTCTGTTTTGGCGGTTGCGGGCAACGTCACGACAACCGGGACTGTAGAGCCAGCGGGTGACACAGCGGCTTCAGATAATGCGGCGATTGGTTACACTTCTGCCGAGGGAATAATAATCACAGGCCAAGGTTCAACAAACGATGTTACGATCAAGAACGACGCAGATGCAGATGTAATCACGATCCCAACAGGGACGACAGGCGTAACAATTGCTGGTGATCTCACGATATCCGGCGACGATTTAATTATGGGTACTAATACCAGCGGTGCTGCACTGATCGCTGATGGAACTAATTTCAATCCGGTTGTGATTTCCGGTGATGCTGCGATTGGAACAGATGGCGCGCTGACTATTGCTGATAATGCAGTGACGCTCGCTAAGATGGCTGGATTAGCTAGAGGAAAGATTATTTACGGGGATTCGAGCGGAAACCCGGCGGCGTTAACTGTAGGGTCCGCGAATTATATTCTGAAAAGTGACGGAACTGATATAGCTTGGGCTGCGGCAAGTTCAGCGGCTATTAGTTCTTATACCAATTCAGGAGATAACAGAGTTATCACATCTGTAGATAGTTCGACTGTTAATGGTGAAGCGAATTTATCTTTCGATGGTTCGGTTCTTGCAGTTACGGGAAATGTTACAGCTACAGGCACAATAGAACCCGCTGGTGATACGTCTGCGTCTGATAACGCGGCTTTTGGATATACGAGTGTGCTGGGAGCCATCATAACAGGTCAGGGCAGCACCAACGATGTGACTCTTGTCAATGACGCCGATGCTACCGTTTTAGGAATCCCGACCGGAACAACGAATGTCGAGATAGCCGGTGGGTTGACTTTGGGTACCGATCTTGCTGTGGCTCATGGCGGCACAGGGGCCAGTACACTCACTGCAAACAACGTGCTTGTCGGCAATGGCACTTCAGCGATAGCCTCGGTGGCACCATCGACGAGCGGAAACGTACTTACGAGCAACGGTACCGCTTGGACTTCAGCCGCTGCGGGAGGGGGGGGTTTTACTCTTGCAACAGAACAGACACCGAGTGCTGGGGTCGATTCAGCGGTTACTTTCGGTAGTATTCCTTCTGGAGTAACGATGATTGTCATTAACATGGAAGGATTAAGTAATACAACTGGTAGTACATTGTTGGTGACTCTTGGCGACAGTGGTGGGTTGGAAACATCTGGGTATCTCTCAACTGGCGTTGAAGCTGACGGTGGTAGTGTAACTGTCTCGTCTAGTACCGCTGGATATCTGATATTTGGATCACATAATGGGCATCTATATAGAGGACAGTTTATCCTTACATTGGAGGATGCAACTAACTTTACTTGGTGTAGTAGCCATAGCATGCGAGTGGAAACAGACCATTTTGTTTGGGGCGCTGGGTCAAAGAGTTTGTCGGCAGAATTAACCCAACTAAGTATTGCTTCTCAATCTGGAACTTATAGTGGTGGTTCTGTAAATATTATGTATCAATAAGAGAGATGTTGTAATGAAACGGTTTATAGCGGTAGTTAAATCAACCGGCGGTGTTTTAGATAAATACCAAGACTTTGATTTGGAAGCTGATGCCAATGCCCACGTTGTAGCATACGGTGGTTACGTCGCTTCTAGTCCTGGTGGAGATACGAAGTTCTGGATTTATGACTCTGTAGCTAAAACAATTACTCACGATGCTGCGGCTGAAGAAGCTGATAGAGTAGATAGAGCAGCCAAAGCTGTTCAAAAGAACCGTCGCGCCGCTTATCAGACCGAATCGGACCCGTTATTTTTTCAAGAACAACGCGGCGAGGTTCCGGCTGGCACTTGGGAGGCGAAGGTAGCAGAAATTAAAGTAGAGTATCCAAAACCAGAATAAACTCAGAGGTAATAATGGCCGAGAACACATTAATACTGGATGAAAAAGAATATGATATTGATGAGCTTACAGAACAGCAGCAGTATTTATGTAAGCATATCAGGGACTTACGGAGGAGACAGGACAATCTCCGATTTCAGATGGATCAACTGGCGGTAGGGTTAAAAGGGTTTGTCGATAAACTGAAAGAAAGCATGGATTGATTATCGGTGATCGTAATAGAAGAAGATGGCCGTATTAAATCATGGATGGAATCCCGAATAAGGGATGTTTGTATAGCCGACTTCGATGAGTGTTCCACGTTAGGAGTGGCGCGGGACAACAAACTTATTTGTGGCGTTGCATACTGGTTCTGGCCGCACAGTATATGCGACATAGCGATAGCGGCAGAGTCACCTAGATGGGCTACGAAACAGACGATTTATACGTTACTTGCGTATCCATTTGAGCAGATAGGCGTGAATAGAGTTCAGTCATTTATTCACCCGAAGAACAAACGATCCCGACGATTGTGCAAGGGGTTGGGATTTACACTAGAAGGACGATTACGAAAGTTTCATAATGGTAGGGATATGTTGGTTTATAGCTATTTAAAGGACGAATTCAGAAGGAGTAAGTGGTGTGAGTAAGGGCAAATCACCAACTATCGTACAGGCACCTGCGCCTCAAAACCTGGCGCAGCAGCAAGCGGAAGCGAACCGCATTACGCAGTTTACTCCAGCCGGGAATCTGTTTTTCGGGCAATATGACGCACCGACGCAGAAGTTCACGCCACAAAGCGGGTCTGCGCTACGGTTGGATGAAACAGCGGCTCAGAAAGCTATCCGTGAACTGGAAGAGATAGGCGCGGCAGATTTGGCTGCGACAGGCGCGACATTAGCCGGACAGTTGCCGACTTCACCATTGACTGCGGAGGGGCTGACTGCGCGGCCAGACTTTGATCTATCAGGGGTCAGAGCTATCCCCGGTGAACTCGACCAGGCTGCATTGGAAGAAAGATATGCGGGTCGTGCTTTGGAGTTACTACAGCCGGAGCTAGCGCGTATCGAAGACAGACAAGCTCAAGACCTTGCAAATGCGGGGATACCGGAAGGGTCGGAGTTTTTCACTGATGTACAGGACAGATATGCCCGTCAGAGGTCGGATTTACTTAGCTCATTAGCTTTCGATGCCATACGCCAGGGCGAACAACGACAAGCTGATATATTCGGTCGTGATCTGGCAAGGAGAGGGTTGGAACGAGCCGATATTACAGACAGAATTGGTTATGATGTCGGTCGTCGTCAGGCAGAGCTTGGTGAACGTATAGGTCTACGCCAACAGGCACAACAAGAGCTTACAGGTCTGCTGACAGGTCAGATGCTACAGACACCAAGTTTAGGTGCGTTTGTACCACCGGGTCAGATAGACGTTCTTGGTCCGTATGCGATGCAGCAACAGAACTCACTACAACGGGCGCAGATAGCGTCACAGGACCGCGCAGCGAGGCTTAATGCGTTGGGTAGTCTGGCTGGTTCTGGTATTGGCGCTTATGGCGCTCTTAGATAATAAGGAGAATAACTGATGCCTCCCAGGTTATTACCCACGCCGCAATCATCTAAGTATGTTGAACAATTATTAGCTCAACCTGTCGATGCGTTTGGCAAGGGACCGCAG